AGTTCAAAAAATTAGACAAGATGTGGCAAAAGCATTAAAAGATTTACAAAAACCAGATAATCTGGCAAAATTAGAAAAATTAAAAATACAAATAGAAAAATTAGAAGCTATTGGTGGGTCAAGTGCAATAGTACCGTCCGAAGGGATTGTGTTCAAATACAAAGGTAATATATATAAATTTACAGGCGCATTTGCACCAGTCAATCAAATATTAGGTAGTTTAAGATTTTAAGGAGTTATAATGGCAGGATATAGTAAAGACCAAGAAAGACAGAATAAAGCACTCAAAGATTTAATGAGTGGTAAAGAATATGAAAAAGAATATGTTCAAGTAGGATACGAGGGTAAACAAGAAAACCTTGGTGGAGAAACTCGTAAATCAGAATTAACAGATGTAATGGCATCAGCAAGAATGCCTTGGTTTTGTCCAAAATGTGATAAAGCGATGAAGAAACAACTCGATAATAAATTTTGGAGACTAATGGGTCATTGTTTTGATTGTCAAATAGATTTTGAGAACAAACTAAGAATTAAAGGTGAGTTTGACGAGTGGGCACAACAAAAAATGTTAGAGAATCAAAAATCACAATTAAAAGATTTAGAACAAAGTTTAGATGACTTTGAAAAAACAGGCGGTAAAAAAGAGTGGTTTAATCAAGTAGGTGTAAATAATCCAGAATTAGAAGCTGAAAAGTGGGAAATGGGTGAAAAAGAATTTGAAAAAACCATATCAGACGCAAAAGATTTCATACGAGAAAAAAAAGAACTCGTTGAAGAAGCAGAACAACAACTAACAGGAGCACAATAATGGGCAATATCATACAAATGATAATGAATCTTTTCTTTGGTGGTAATCAAAAGAAAGAAGTTAAAGAACTTGATAAACAAATCAAAGTTAAAGATAACGAAGTTAAAGAACTTGAAAAAGAAGTAAAAGTTCTTGAATCTAAAAAACGAGTTAATAAAAAAGAAGTGGCTAAATTAAAAAGAAAAGTAACCACTACTAAAAAACAACTTGAAAAAGCATCAGAAGCAGTTAAAGAAGATGACGCTGATGAAGCAGTAAAATTTTTGAAGAAATTTAGTAAGTAATATATATTTATATATATGAGATATATTATATACATATTATTCGTAGGACTTTTGTTCGCACAAGATGTCCAAGAACCTAAAACTTATTCTTTCACAGAAGAACAAGTATTGGGATTTACCAATGCAATTAAAGAATTAGAACTAAAAGATAGTTTAAATGTATCGTTAGTTGAAGATTATGAAGCTATGGTAAAGAGATTGGAAGCAACTGCAGCGATAGACTCTATGTTGATAGCAAACAAAACAACACAAATAGATTTACTAAAAGACACCAATAAACTTCTTGAACAAAAAGTAAAACTCGTAAGACCTAAATGGTATGAGAATAAATGGTTATACTTTACATACGGAGTATTGGGAACTGCTATTTCAGTTAGATTGGCAGGTCAGATAGTAGACTAATGGCAGAACAAATAAAAGAAGTAATCAAACAAGAATATGTAAAATGTGCACAAGACCCTGCATATTTTATGAAAAAGTATTGTATGATACAACACCCGATTCAGGGTAAAATACCTTTCGATTTGTATGATTTCCAAGAAAAAACTATAAACGAATTTCAAGAACAGCGTATGAATGTTATTTTGAAAGCTCGTCAGTTGGGTATATCAACATTAACAGCTGGATATAGTTTGTGGATGATGACTTTTCAACAAGATAAAAACATCTTGGTAATTGCAACCAAACAAGAAGTAGCAAAAAACTTAGTAACGAAAGTTCGTGTTATGCACGCAAATCTACCGAGTTGGTTGAAACAAAGATGTGTAGAAGATAACAAATTGAATTTGAGATATCGTAATGGTTCTCAGATTAAAGCAGTATCATCAGGTCCTGAAGCAGCTCGTTCAGAAGCTCTATCATTATTGATATTGGACGAGGCAGCATTTATTGACAAGATTGATGATATATGGACAGCATCACAATCCACACTAACAACTGGTGGTCAATGTATTGCATTGTCAACACCAAATGGTGTGGGTAATTGGTTTCACAAAACTTGGGTAGATGCGGAAGAAGGTCGTGGTTTGTTTAATCCGATTAAATTACATTGGACGGTACATCCTGAAAGAGATGAAAGTTGGAGAAAGGAACAAGACACCTTACTTGGAATTGGAAGTGCAGCACAAGAATGTGATTGTGACTTCTTAACTTCTGGTACCGGTGTAATTGACGCAACACTATTAGAAAACTTACGAAAAAGAAGTTGTAAAGACCCATTAGAAAAAAGAGGTGTCGATACAAATATGTGGGTTTGGGAACCTGCGGATTACTCGAAAGATTATATTGTATGTGCAGATGTTGGTAGAGGAGATTCGGCAGACTATTCTGCTTTTCACATTATTGAATTGGAAAGTTTAACACAAGTAGCAGAATACAAAGGTAGAATAAATACCAAAGATTTTGGAAATATGTTAGTTTCCATAGCAACAGAATACAATGACGCTCTACTTATAGTAGAGAACAATAATATTGGTTGGGCAACAATCCAACAAATTATAGATAGGGATTATCCTAATCTATTTTACACAAGTAAAGACTTACAATATGTTGATGTTCAACATCAAGTAACGAATAAACATTATCGTGAAGATAAAAAAATGGTTGCTGGTTTTTCAACGACTTCTAAGACCAGACCACTAATTATTAGTAAGTTAGAAGAATTTTTTAGAGAAGAAAGTGTAGTGGTTCGTTCAAATCGTTTGATTGATGAACTACTGACTTTTGTCTATATAAATAACAGAGCAGAAGCAATGCGAGGATACAATGATGACCTTGTAATGTCTTTTGCTATTGGACTTTGGGTTCGTGATACTGCATTAAGATTACGAACACAAGGTGTTGAATTAACAAAGAAAACTCTCAGTCGTATGATGGACAATGAGGGTTTATACACCAATGACGACATCAAGAAAAATGATAGTTGGGATTGGGATACAGGAAAAGAAAAAGAGGACTTAACGTGGCTCTTATAAAAGTGAGGTAAAAAATGGCTGATACAACATTATTTGGAAGACTGAGACGATTATTTGCAACAAATGTAATTGTTCGTAATGTCGGTGGTAAAAAATTAAAGATTGCCGATACGGACCAAGTGCAAAAACAAGTCAAAAGTCACCTTGTTGACAGATATACAAAACTACATAACAACTTAGACTTAGTTGGAACAGGTTATTCAACCGTACATCAAATTATGGCGGCAAGATTAGCATTGTTTAAAGATTATGAATCAATGGACTCAGACCCAATCATATCAAGTGCATTGGATATATATTCAGATGAATCAACTATGAAAGGTGAATACGGACAAGTTATCACAATTAAATCAGATAACGATAACATTAAAGAAATTTTGAACAATTTATTTTATGATATTATGAATATTGAATTTAACTTGTGGCCTTGGACTCGTAATATGGTTAAGTATGGTGATTTCTTTTTACACTTAGACATAAGTGAAAAGTATGGTATTACTAATGTAGTTCCATTATCACCTTATGAAGTTATTCGTTCTGAGGGAGAAGACCCTGAAAATCCTTATTATACTAAATTCTATTTGGAAAGTATTGAAGGAGCACACCCGTATTTCGGCCAAAAGCCAAGTGGTAAAGGAAAGATAGAATTTGAAAACTTCCAAATTGCACATTTTAGATTAGCAAACGATAGTAATTTCTTACCTTATGGTAAATCTATGATTGAATCTACAAGAAAGATTTGGAAACAATTAACACTTATGGAAGACGCAATGTTGATTCATAGAATTATGAGAGCGCCTTCTAAACGAGTATTCAAGATTGACATTGGTAATATACCACCAGCAGAAGTTGATAACTATATGCAAAGAATCATCAACAAGATGAAGAAGACACCAGTTATTGATGAAGCAACAGGTGAGTATAATTTAAAATACAATATACAGAACTTAACAGAAGATTTCTTTATGCCAGTTCGAGGTGGAGATAGTGGAACAGAAATCAATGAGTTAGGTGGTATCGATTATGATTCAACCGAAGACATTGAATATTTGAAAAACAAATTATTAGCATCACTAAGAGTGCCGAAAGCATTCTTAGGATTTGATGAAAATGTCGGTGGTAAAGCAACACTCGCAGCAGAAGATGTAAGATTTGCCAGAACCATAGAAAGAATACAAAGAATTATAGTATCAGAGTTAACAAAGGTAGCAGTTGTTCACTTATATTCACAAGGATATACTGACGCTGACTTGGTTAATTTTGAATTAGAGTTAGCAAGTCCTTCAACAATGTATGAACAAGAGAAGATTGAATTGTTTGGACAGAAAGTTGGATTAGCTCGTGATATGATACAAGATAAGATTTTACCTTACAATTGGGTATATGATAATGTGTTTAACTTTTCTGATAAAGAAAAGATTGATATTGAAAATCAAATTATTGATGACCAAAAACAAAAATTCAGACACTCACAAATTGAGATGGAAGGTAATGACCCAATGGAAACAGGAGATGCAATTGGAACACCAAGTGATATGGCAGCCGTGGGAGTCGGACAAGATGACGCCCAAATACCACCGGACACCATAGCAGGTTCTATATTTGACCCATTTCCAGATGAAGAAAAACAAGATGATAGGCCGGAAGATGAACAAGGTGGTCGTCCAAAAGAGATGAACAAACCATTCAAAGATAGTGGAGCAAGAGGTCGTGACCCATTAGGGAAACAAACTAAAAACAGAAGACCACTTGCATTAGCACACTTTGACGCCTTGAAAAAAACAATGGGTAAAAAGTCAAAAGCTATAATTAATGAAACTCAAAAAGTAGAAGAAGTAGAACAGGAGTATAACGAATATAAAAACGAAAAAGATGTAGATTAAATACACATTTCTTGAAAGTTTTATATTTATTATTGATAAAAAGTAAAAAATAGTTGGAGCTCAAATGTCTTTAAATGTTAAACATAACAAGATAAAGAACACTGCTATTCTTTATGAATTGTTGTCTCGTCAAATAACGGCAGACGTGATAAATGATTCAAATAAACCAAAATCGGTAAAGATTTTTAAAGAATTCTTTAATAAAAACACCGAATTGGGTAAAGAATACGCACTTTATCAAGTTTTATTAGAAAAAAAATACAAAAACGATTCGCATGCCGCAACATTAGTTGAAGCAGTGATTAAAAGTCGTAGAAAATTGTCTAATCGTAGATTAAATAACGAAAAATACAATTTAATTAAAACAATTAAAGAAAATTATGATATAAAAGAATTCTTTAATACAAGAATACCTAATTTTAAAGTTATGGCTTCAATTTATAAAGTATTTGGTGTTGAAACTGGCAAAGAAGATTTTGGACCAGTTCAAAAAACAAATTCAGTAATCACTATATCTGAACATATTGTTAGTAATAGTAAAAAAATACAAAAATCTAAAAAGGTTACTGAAAATTATAAAGAACAAGATAAAGATTTAAGGTTGTTAAGTTATCAGTTATTAGTTGATAAGTTTAATTCTAAATATAAATCTTTAAATGAAAATCAAAAAAACTTGTTGAAACAATATATCAACAATGTATCTAATACAAATTCATTAAAAGAATTTATTGACTTAGAAGTAGTGAAAATCAAAAGAGCTCTAACTAAATTACTACCAAAAGTCAATGATAAAATCACTAAGATTAAATTATCAGAAGCTATTGACTATACTGACAAAGCTACAAAAGGAAAAATCGTGAAAGATAAACACGTGGTTGCATTGATGAGATACTATGAATTAATTAAGGAAATCAAAAATGTCCAGACGCGTCAAAGTAAGTAAATTAAAAGAAGCTATTCGTGTCCTTGTTTTACAAGAATTAAACGAACAAGAAAACGATAAGCCAGAACATTTCGGTGGTGGTGAAAACATTGATATCTTAGGATTTCAAACCGAACATTTTGATATCTGCAAGTCCGCAGTTATTTTTTATCAAAAATTAATGGAAAAAGACCTTAGTGATGAAGCTAAGGAATTAATCATTAGTTCTGCAAAAGAGTTGGACCATTTATTTGAAATGGAAAAACAAGTCGTTAATGGTGAAGAAGTTGACCACGACCCGATTGAACATTCAATTCAATTAACAAATATTATTTCTTTTCAATTAGGTAGAGTTGCCGAAATGATTGGTGAAGATTTTGAAAGAGATACAAACTTTATCAAACTACACGTTATGGAAATCGTCAAAAGACACAAAAGAGAAGTAGACGAAGTATCAACAACAGGAACAGCTGGAACTTATCCAGGTGGACCAGGTCATTACTTTACACCTTTTGCATTTAGTGGTGGTAGAAAAAAAGATAAAAAGAAAAGAAAAAAGATAGCGACTGCCGGTGGATACAAGCCAGTAAATGAATCACAACCATTTGCAGACTTTCCACAATTTCCAAAACTATCAAGAGCACAACAAGAATCTCTTGATGAATTATTTGGATTTGCAGAATCATATCAGATATTTAATTCATTCAATAGTAATCCTAAAAAGTTTATCCAAACATTAGACGATATGGCAAAGATTAGAAAAGCATCTAACAAACAACCAAAAGGCGTTAATTTCAACAAAGGTAAAAAAGAATTCGTTAAAGAAGTTTCTAAACAAGAAGTCAATGCATTAAGAAATCTTGTAAAGGGTATTGGTAATCTAAAAAAAGATTTTTCAAAAGCAACCAAAGTTGGTGATAGAGAACTTATGAAAAAAGATTACAATAAACATTATGAAACACTTCTTGACGCTGAAAAAGCAATGGTGCAACTTATGCAATTCTTCAAAACAAAAGAAATGTTAGGTGAAGGTCGTTATCACGATTGGAGAAATGATGAATCATTAAACCCAAAACAAAAAATTGGTCGTTCAATGAGAGAAATCAGAGACGCATTAAACGAATTAGACAAAACCGTGAAAATGAATCTTAAATTAAAAACAGAATTAAAAATGAAATCAGAAGACTACTGGAAAAATACACACAAAGCATTGACCAAGATTTCAGAAAGATTAGTCAAAATGGCAAATAAAGTAGGAAATTTAAAATGAAAAATTTAAAAGAACAATACATAAGATACTTTGGTGCATTAACTGAAGCAAAGGCAACACAAGAAATTGAATTTCAGAACTTAGATTTTGATGAAAAATATTATAGCTTTGGTAAAATTAAAGTTCCAAACTTTAATGGTTATCGTATGAAAGATGGAACTTTTGAAATTCCTGACTCTATGGACTATCGTGACCAAGAAAAACAAAGAAAAATAATTTTCAAAGCATACATTGAACAAAAATTAGTTAAAAAGTATGGATTAAAAGTTATTAGAGTTGAAGTAGGTAGTAATCGTGGGGCAAGTGTAACTTTGTCTGGTGATAGAGAAAAATTTGTGCAATATATAATGAGTAAAGATTATGAACCACAACCATACCTTACAAGAGATGACGCAGAAAGCATCGTAGACACAGGAGCTTATTAAAATGAAACAAGTTATCGTAGATTATATACCATTTAGTATTACACCGACTCAAATAAATGAGGCGATGAAAGAAAACAACGGAAAGTTAGTTGTTAAAGGTGTATTACAAAGAGCAGAAGCAAAAAACCAAAACGGACGAGTATATCCAAGAGAGATATTAGTTCGTGAATCTAAAAAGTATGATGAGAATTTTGTAAAACAAAATAGAGCGCTTGGTGAATTAGACCACCCTGATAGTTCAGTTGTTAATTTACAAAATGTTTCTCACAATGTCAAGGAAATGCATTTTGAAGGAGATAACTTAGTCGGTACGGTAGAAATACTTACGACACCAAGTGGTAATATTTTAAAAGAATTATTTAAGAATGGTATCAAGTTAGGTATCAGTTCAAGAGGATTGGGTAGTGTTGAAGTGGTTAGAGAGTCCAACGGAGATACGGTTTCAAAAGTAGGAGATGATTTTGAACTTATCGCTTTTGATTTTGTTTCCAATCCATCAACACACGGAGCATTTTTGCATCCAATGAACGAATCAGTAGATAAACAAGGTAGAACTTGTGGAGTTTATTGTAGAGCAGAAGATATAATCAACCATATTATAAGGGGTGAATAATGAAAGATTTAAGAATATTATCAGAAATCACAACACGATACGGAAATCGTAATCTTAATGAATTAGAATTCAAAACACCAGAAGATTTCAAAAAGTATAAAGCAAAGCACAAAATGAGACCAGGTACGGTCGTAAAAGTAGCCGGTAAAGATAAAGTTGTTGGTGATGATAAACCAAAAGGTAAAAAAGGTAAAGTAAGTAGTATAGAGTTTTCTTCTTTCGGTAAAAAAGATATTAAACGATTTGCAGATAGATATGGTGTAGAAGTTTCTAATATTAGAAGTGGTCAACAAGGTAACTTAGCAGACTTTGAAGGAGACCCTGAAAAAATTAAAAAGATGTTAACAAGCACACAATACGGAATGGAGCCAGAAGACGCTAATGATTTACTTGGAATCAAAGATAAACCAAAAGTAGACAAAAAAACAGATAAAGATATGGCTTCGGCAGCAAATAAAGCAAATATGAAAATGGATAGAGATGAAATTATGGGCTTGTTAAATGCTAAAAACGAACCTTTTGCAGAAGAAGTTTACGATATCCTTGATGATAACTTTGATAAAATGGGTTCACTTGGTAAAGAACTTAAACAAAAAGTAGATACATTAGCAGCATATGAAATGGGTATTTATGATATGAGTGAAAAGGAATATGAACAAGGAAGAGAAGAACTAAAGAAAAAACTTGATGACTATTATAAAGAACAAGGTTTAGATGAAGGTATAAAAGAATTATCAAAAATCACAACACGATACACCAATCGTTTAGATGAAAGAACAAAAATAAGAGGTGCTAACAATAAAATGGTAGAAGTTCCAAAGTCTTATGTTGATAAAACAGGTAAGTTTGCATATAGATTTTATAAAACATCAGGTATGGGTGGAGATTTAACTTCTGATGTTAAATTAGGATACCAAAGATATCATAAAATACCACCAAATGATGA